ATGTATTCATCAAGAAAGAAAAATGCATCTGTTTTCAGTATAATTTCATATACTGAGCCCAAACTTCACACAGGAAACAACTGGTATATTGACTTCTATTCTTATGATCCTCTGGAGCAGAAGATGAAAAGAAAGAAGTACATGCTTAATGGTATAACCAAAGCTTCAGACCGCCGTCGTCGGGCAAATGAAATCATCACAAACCTTAATATTAAGCTCCGCTCCGGCTGGAATCCTTGGGCTGATGTGGAGAATTCCAGGCAGTACACACCGTATATAGATATCATCCAAAGGTATCATATATATCTGAGTAAGTTATATACTGCCGGTACCATTAAGGAGAATACCCTGAAGGATTACGAGAAACGTCTGCGGGTATTTGAAGAATACACAGCCAAACACATTCCGGCCATCATGTATGCCTATCAGATTGACCAGTCTTTCATTTCTGACTTCTTGGATTATGTGCTGCTTGACCGTGATTCATCGGCCAGAACCCGGAACAACTACCGCACCTGGCTGTCCTCACTCTGCAACTGGATGATCGAAAAGCAGTACCTGATCCAGAATCCGGTTGAGAAAATCCGACAACTGGCGGAAGAAGAGAAGAAGCGTTCTGCCCTGACTATTCCGGATATCCAAAAACTCAAGAAGTATCTCAAGAAAGAGAATCCACATTTCCTGTTCCTGTGCCAGTTTGCCTATTACACCTTTATCCGACCTGATGAAATAACGAATATCAAATTGTCTGATATCTATCTGAAGGAACAGAAAGTATTCATAGCTTCAAGTATCAGTAAAAACCGCAAGGACGGTATGGTCGGACTGAATGATGCACTGATCAAGTCAATGCTTGACCTGAACATATTCAGCAATCCCGGAAATTATTACCTGTTCGGAAAGGGATTCAAGCCCTCAAAGGAAAAGGTAACTACAAAAGTCTACCGGAACTATTTCAACAAGGTACGTGAAAAGCTAAAGTTCCCGGACAGCTACCAGTTCTATTCACTAAAGGACACAGGTATCAGAGACCTGGCCAATGCGGAAGGCATTGTTATTGCCCGTGATCAGGCCCGTCATGCTGATGTGTCTACAACCAACAAATATTTAAAAGGATCAGATATGTCAGTACATGAAGAGGTTAAACATTTCGAAGGAAATCTATAGTAGCCTGCGCAGTATTGTACAGGCTCAAAATTCTACTGAAGTAAATAAAAAGTTCCTTCCACTATCGGATCCAACTGGAATGCTCTTACTATATAATGCAATTCTTTGCAATAATATTTTTTATTCTGAATCAAGAATACAGATTTTGAATCATAAATGGAAGAGGCACGAAAACGAAATACATATTCCGTCTTTGTATCAACATGAAAGTTCTCACGATAATAATTCTGGAACAATCCACCACGTTCTCCCTTAATAGCTAAAGTCATGTTCTCATCCGCCAATTGCGACAATTTTGCTCCTTGTCCTCCACGGTTATAATGCAAGAACCAAGGGTATACGACTGCATGAGGTATTTTCATTGAATTCAGCACCGGTTGGTCAATCTCCTGATTCTGGAAATAAGAACTGTACAAATAAGGCTTAAGGCCCAAATAAATAGCAATGTAAATGTAAGAATCGTCCGTATCCTCTTCTGAAGCACCATTTTCTATTTCCTGATAGGCATATTGCTGTGTACTACCTGAAGCAACATTTGCTATAACAGGTACAGCATTCGTTAGCCACCCATCAAAATTTTTAGTTCCGCCAAAATCCTGTCCAGACAGCCAAACATTATTCGCATAAATTTCTGAAGGAATAATTTTTAATTCACACTGATTATCAGAAACCTCATTCTCAACCCTTCTTAACTGATCAACCATTTCAAGAATCGCATAATTTGTATCAACAGCAGACATCATCGTCTGTATCAGCCAAATTCCAGAACGTGCTTCAAACCATAAATGATAAGGGTAATCCTCCAATAAATATTTTTTCAATTCTTCAAGGTAAAGAGAAGTTTTATCACACTTCTCACGTACGGCATCTGATAATTCCTGATAATTATACCAACGGGAAGAAGGTAATCTATAACTGACATTATCATACGTTACATACAAAGATCCTTCCTGCTCATATTTTTTTTCAACATTATCAACCAAATCTTCAAAAGAAATTTCTACCAACGAATTATTTTTATAAAAATCTGAAACATGAATAATCCTAACCTTCTTACCCGTAGCATCAACCAAAAACAAGACATTGAACAACTTCTCAATTTCTGTAAGAAAGTCATCAATCTTCCATTTCGGAAGTATACAATTCAACTGACTATTCTTCTTTATTCCATTAACAACAATCAGCCGACAAGCCAAATCATCCTGTAACAATACATTCTCCTCTATTTCATATCCTAATGCATATATAACCTGTTCAATACAATGAACCAGAAAAGGCTGGGCCACCATATCTGTACCTGGTTTATAAATATAACCATTACGTGTATCCCATTGTAATTCATTATACAAGACATCATCTTTATCATTAAAATCAGAAATAGAATAATTTCCTTTTTTAGCAATAACCGGACAACAGACATGATTCACCTGTGGATAGCAAGAATTTAACCGAGCGGACTCATTGCCATCAACGCCAACTATTCCTAAATCCAATTGTCTCAAATTCTTGTCACCTGCGGACAAATAATTCAACTCGGAATTACCTGCAACAATTTGAATTTTTGCAATATTATTATCCACAGACAAAATGACTTCTGTCCCACGAATAATGACTATTGCCCCACATAACAAAACAGCCTGCCGATTAACCGGCCTTTTTGTCACATCCGGTCTATTCAAAGACTGATAAACCATACGATTACCAGAATGATTCAAATCAATATCCAAATCATAAGTATAATCACCATTCTTTGTAAAAAAAGGGTTTTGAGTATAGAAATCCAGCTCAAGATCTGAAGATAATGCAATCTCCTGTCCATCAATAAATAACCGTGTCATAATCTGTTTTTGCGTGAAACATTATTTTTCATCTGCTCAACTAACTTCTGAGCCTCATTTACTCCCATTTTACCTGTTGCCTTAGTATAAGTCAAGATAGGCTCATCCAGTTTCTTATTCAATCTAGAAATCGTCTGCTGTATGGATTGAAACAGGTATTCAGTAGCAGAATTATCTATTTGAAGCAATTTGTTATCCGGACCGGATGCTGTCACATGAACAGACTGATTAATAACTCTGGATACATCAGTTGAAGTCAGGCTACCAATCGTATTGTTACGTTGTGCCTGATCAATCAGATCCAGTACCGGACGAACAGCCGGATTCCGGACCGCATAACGATTGGCCACAAACTCACCGGCATGGACGATACCACGCGGCTCATCCCACTGACCGTCTCCTGTATAACCACCTACATCAAAACTGCCCAGTACCGACTTTGCTGTTTCAAAAGCGGCGGTAATCAGAGCAATCTTTGCAGCTGCAGTAGCCATACCTATCAGCACTCCTTTTTTCGTTATATCCTTAATTGTGACCTCAGCAATGGCTGCAGCCTGTGTGGCTATCAATTGCTTCTCCAGTGCATCCAACAAAATAATCAGTATACTGGACATAAAAGATCCAAAATCCTTTTCTTCACCAGCAAAGAAATCTGCCATACTTTTGCCCAGATCAGAAGCCATTCCCTGCATGGCACTGCTCATAGAATCAAACTGACGCACTTTCTCATCATAGACCTTTTTACTGTTCTGAAGTTGTTTATTCTCCATCGCAGCCACAATCTCAGCTTTCTTCTCTTCGGATATCTGTGCAGACTGAAGGAGATTGCTATAATAGCGATCCTGAATACTGGATATTTGCTGCCAATACTCCTCTTCGGAAGTAACCTGTTCATAATGCTTCTGAGTTGCTTCCTGTATCTCCAGCTGGTACTGTTTCTCCAGCCGAGTGAAAGTTTCTTCTGATCTTTTATTAGCATCCTCTTCATCCAATCTGGCACATTCTTCTTTAAACCTGATACGCATTTCCAGAAGCTTCTGCCCGAGCTGCTGACGTTTCTCCGGTTCCAGCCCGGCAATGGCCATCATGTTCTCAAGATGACGCATCTCCAGATCTTCCATAAAACTGGTGTACTCCTGCTGAGTCATCTCATCACTAGCGAGGTATGACTTCTTCAGATCCGCCAGTTCATCATAATAACGCTTGTTTTCAGCCGTAACCTGTGGATTTTCCTTAGTCGTTTTTGGATTACTGCCCCCTGCTGTAATTGAATCCGGATCAGGATCAACTACCGTTTCTGTCATATCAGGTATTTTGTCAATGATATTCTGCAGCTCAGTACGTTGTTTGGAAAGAGTCTCAATAGCCTGCCGTTGAGTCCTGAACTTCCCGTCAAGACCTTGCATCAATACTTTTCGGGTTGTCTCATTGATATCACTTCGTTCCTGGATACGTTTTTTCTCTTTTTCAAACTGTTCGGTATAAGCTATTTCTTCTTTCGTCAATTTATCTTCGATGATAGCCAATTCGGCTTTTGCATCCGTTTTAAGATTCTGCTTCTGACGGTCGTTCAATTTGTCCAAATTGTCTGCTCGTTTGTTTATGCTAGCAAACGCATCAGAGATTCTTGTCATTTTCTCCAGCTCATCATTGTATGACTTTTGCTCATCCTTTGCTTTTTTTGTATTGGGAATTACATAAGTCATCAGGGCAGTAGCAATGGCAGTCAATCCAGCTACAACCAGCCCGAACGAATTTGACTTTAATGCCGTATTAAATCCACGTGTCGCTACTGTTGCCAGTTTTGTCCATGTTTCATAAAGTTTGGTTGCTATTGTGGACGCGTTTATTGTGACTGTATATGCAGCAATAGCCGCAGTTGATGTAATGATAATACTTTTGTATTTGACAAACCAGTTTATCAGTTTTGGAAGGGCCACAATGATTTTCGTAGTCCAACCGGTAAGCAATGATAACGACGGGTTAAGCCGCTCCATCAGTTCGATACCAGCCTCTTTAATGCTATTACGATACTGTGCCATCTTAGCCTCGTTGGTATCTGAATTGATGGCTGCCTGCTCCATGGCGATGCTGGTATCTGTGACAGCTTCCGTGTATTGGCGTACTTTATCTGCATTGTTTATCAGGATAGTGGCAGCAGAATAGGCTTCCTCACCGAACATAGTCTGGATCTGAGCGGCAGAAAGTGACTTTTTATTCAGGTTCTCGAGTGCGGTCTGCAAGCCTACTACCTTTGGGTTGGTTTCGTCCGGTCCAGTCTGCAATACCAAGAAGAACTTACGAAGTGCAGTACCGGCCGGTTCAGCCTCCAGTCCTTTCTCGGCCAGCATCTGGATGGTACCCTGAAGCTGCTCGATGCTCACTCCGGCACCGGACGCAGCCACACCCGCATTCTTGATGGCTGCCGCCTGGGCGGATACATCGGCGGCACCTTCTTTAGATCCGGCGGCCAGCACATTCACATAACGGGCTGCCTGGTCGGCTGATTCCCCGTACATATTCAGTGATACGGTGGTAGCTGTCACAGCGTCCTTCAAGTCGATTTTAGCCGCTGCAGCCAGTCGCATAGCCTCGATTGTAACCGCGTTCAGTGCTTCCTTGTCCTTCAGGAGTTCCGGTTTCTTGGAGCCGATCAACATATATGCCTGAAGGATTTCGTCGGATGACTGACGGATACGCAAACCGGATTCGTCCATGGTCGTGGACAGTTTCTCAGCCTGTTCTGTAAGCCACTGTATGGATGAATCATCCAACCCGGTCAATGCCTTCAATTCCGCCTGGGAGGATTCTTTTGCATCGCGGTTATTGCGAAGTGTATTCAAAGCCATAGATATTCCTGTGATGGTGGCTGCACCAGTAGCCAGCAAGCCGCCCCATTTGCTGAATCCGTTGTTGAATCTGGTAAGCCATCCTTCTGTCTCCTGAACCTCGGTCTTGATTTTCTGGAGTTCGGCCGTCACCAGCTTAGCCTGCTGCTGGTAGTATTTCCACTCTGCAGATCCCCGTTTAATATGACCGCTATTCAGCTGGCGGTTAATAGCCGTCAAGGTGGCACGAAGTTCTTTCGGAGTGGCCTTATCGAGGTTATTCATTACTTCACTAAGCGCCGTGGTATCTTTCTTCAGCGTCTTAATCTGAGCCTCCGTTTTTCGAAGCTCGGAAGTGACCTGCTTGATTTTAGATGTATCACCGGCTTCGTAAGCATCTGCCAACTCCTTTTTTAATCCGGATGCTATCGTTTCCAGATTCTTAAGTTCCTGCTTCGCTTCTTCACCGTTTACGCGGACCTCGACAGTTGCTACCTGATCTATAGCCATATTATATCTTGTTTAAGATTACACGAATTTTGTACACAACAACCACCGCAAAGAGAATCAGTACTATGACAGTGAAGACCATACAAAACTTCTGCCAGGAGGTCAGCTTTCTCTCTACTTCCACCTTTTGCACTGATTTCTGAATGATCGTACTGTCCTTTCCTGGAATAAATACCGTATCTGAAGGTACCTTGAAATCTGTCAACAGGTTGCCCATGGAATCCAATTGAAACCGCAAACGAGCGTTCTCAGACTGTGCCACGTCCAACCAGGACAACATTACGCGCCCGTTTGAATCGCACTCCAGCAAAGCACGGATGGATGCGGAATCCGCCGGCCTGAATACCGGAACCAGCTTGTCATGTACGATGATCTGTGTGTGACTGTCTGAAACAAGGTGTTTCCCGGATTTACATCCGAGAAACACCGAGCCCCAAATAAGTATAAAAAAAAGAACAATTATTGATCTCATAGCAATGCCCATCCTTTCTCCACATCTGCCATCACAGCCGGAATCCCGTTCTCTACCAGGGAAATGGCAGCAGCAAAGGCACACATGGTTGTCTTATCCTCCACGTCCGGAACGTAGGTCGTCGGAACCTCCATCTCCTGGCATACGCGTGAAATATATCCCGACGTATTATTCTCTGTTCTGGGTGCCCATCGGCTGATGAAGTCTGCAATCGTCTGGCATCCGTATTTCCGGCGGTAGTTCTGCAGCAGCTTGATTAATGCCCGGTAACCGTGGGCCATGTCTTCGAATTCTTCGAAGGTGTTGTCTTGTTTTTTAGATGCAGGAACCTCTCCCTGCCAGTCTGTCGCATCTGAGTTGCGGATGTTGCCTGGGTTGTTGTTGCGCAGGCCACGTGGTTGTGTTGTCATAAAAACTTGCTTTTATAGTTAATAATCATTGGGCGGTTGTCTTTTACTGCATCCTCTTACGTCACATCTTTTTACAATCAGTTTTTGATTTTCCAGTTCCAGTGTCGTATTTTTTTCCATGAGCTCGCGAATTCGCAGGCGGTCTTCATTTTTTTCCGCATAAAGCTGGTCTATTTTTTTGTCCTGTTCCTGTACTTTCGCTTCTTTTTTTTCATAAAGTTCTTTCCATTCTGCAGCATAACTGGTTATGTTGTCCGTTTCGGCTTTACGAGCAATAGCTTCTTCCTTTCGGGCAGTTGCTTCCTCTTTTCTACGTCGTGCGTCATGAAACATGAATACTCCTATTAGCGGAAGGAATATTGAAGAAAGGATGCTGCTGATTGTATTAACGATATCATTTAAAAACTCCATATAGGTAAATAATCAGAACCGCAATCATAGGAAGGAGTACTCCGGCTAAAATGTCCAGCCAGTCCCACTTTCCACCAATGCTTTTTTGAATATATTCTACTGCACACATAGCAACAAATATGCATATTGCACCAGTTAATGTAGCTTGTAGGATAGTCATGGTAGTGATAAGAAGGACAAATCCAATCCAAATGATAAAAATAATGATACCTGCTTTGAGGTGTTTCGGGCGGTTACTAATCTTCAGCCACTCGAACAGATTCGATAAATTCGTCATACTTTTCATTGTTTGTTACTCAAAAGTATGAAGTAATGGATTAGGGTAAAAAGACATAATGAAGTAGAAAGGTAGGAGATAGTCTTATGTTAGTAAATGTATTTTTGCTTTCTACGGAAATTTTAAATATCTGAAGTTAGATAATGATATTAGTATCAACAGAATCTTTGAGTCATATGAAATAAAAAAGGCAAGCTTTGCACTTGCCTCTAATCTTTCACTTTAAGTACTTGTATATGGTTCGAATACCAATTAACAAAGTACACCAATCTAATCCAGTTAGTGCTATTCCAGCTACTATTGACTAACCAATGAGATAAAAAGTCACTAACACAAAGAGGAACTCGAATGTGTCCAGTAAAAAATTACCTACTTTCTGTAATTCTGGCTGGGTTATCCAGTACCCTGCCTACTTGATTTTTTTTTGCATTTTCTTTTTGTTTTAAAGTTTATACATTATAATCTAAGTTATAAGGGCTATATAAGGAAAGTGATGCAAATATAAATATTATCGATAAATGTGTTGATTAAGTTTTGAGATTTCTTTTGTTACCTTGTTTGATGGTTGTAAACTTACCGAGTTATTCTATAATTTACCAATTTTATAAGTCATAACATCTCTAAATGCCTGAGATATTACATCCCTAGATTTTTCTGTTGTACAATGATAATTATCTGGCATCCAATCCTGTTTTCTTTCTCTGAAATAATAATCAACTCTCACAGGAATACATCTATTATCAAGGCTACAAATATCCAATACTTCTTGTGTACATATATTCATCCCGTATTGACTTACTGAAATTCGCGATGAAGGCTCGTTATTGCCATCGTCATAAGGAGGATATGGACATGCCAAGAATATAACCTTAGGTTGAATGTGCTCAAAAATATAGTTAATCAATAGATTCATTCTATTTCTATATAAATACCTAAATCTTTTACCATCAATATCTGTCTTATCATTATTCCACCCGTATATCCCAATATCATTAATGCCCAACATCATTATACAGATGTCACACTGTATCAAACTTTCCGTTGCCATTAGCTTTTCAAGAATACCTTTCGATTCAATATTAGGAGTATTGGTTCCATCAGAAGCATAGCATCCACCTTCGGCATATCCTATTGGAACTATATTGGAATGACCATCCGATGTTAGTTTTTCAATCAATTTCAAAACCCACACACAAGTTGTCTCTTCATTCCAGGCATTTTCTGTATCTTCTTCCCCTGTCATAGCTGTAGTTCCAGCCATAATAGAGTCTCCAACACAACCCATTTTTATTTCTCTGGCGCTTTTATTTTCAATTTTCTTTACAAATTCAGATGCTGAATCAAGAGAGACTGAAAGCCTTGTATTTGCATCAATTATTATATGTAATTCATATTTCCCGGTATCTGTGTTTTTATAAATATATTGTTGCCCTGTATTTTCTTGTGACGGAATAACTAAATCTGTCTTATAATCACACTTGCAAGGATGCCAGCCACACTTCACATCTCCGATAGTCTTATCTATATGTTGCTGAGTTATAGAATTAATATTAATTCTTGCAGGAAGTGAATTTTTATTAAGTTCTTCAATTCCTGTTTTATTGCGTTGATAAGCTTCATCAGCAGTCATCGTCTTAACGAATTGTACTGATGGGGAATTTACATTTTCTTTCGTAAGCACAAAAGAATCTGCTATAATCCCATCAAAAGTATAATCTGAAACATCAATAATAAATGTGTCTTCCGAACCTGATTTTTTTGTTTTTTCACATACACCAATGAATACACCTTCTTTATAAAAGGATAGTATAGCAACAATGTTGCTTGGCTTTCCAATATACTTAAATGAACGATTTTGTAACTCTATTTTGTGGGTAAAAGAATAATTGGTATTAGTATCATTGATTATTCCTGTTAAAGTGATAAATCCTTGATTCTCGAATGCGTTTTCACCTTGTATTATCGGAGAATCATAATTACCTGTATCTTTTGGCAAGCCATCAGTAAAACTATTTATGCTTACTTTAGATTTACCCACTTCATTTTCCAAATCTATTATATTCTCTTCAAGAACCCCGATATAGTTTGCATAAACCTTTACATAAGGATTTTCCGTATCTCTGTCACAGATATAAAGATTTATAGCATTTTCTGGTATTAAATACTCCCATTCGCTTGTTATTGCGCCAGTCTTTATAACTTCCTTACTTCCATCAGATTTTTCTACAAAACAAGCAGCAGATGTAGAATAAGGATTTGCTAAAATATATGCAGTTTTATTTATATACTGTGTTACATCTATTTTAACTCTTTGATAAAAACTATTAGGATAATCTGTAAAAGTCGGAGACCAACCTTTCCCTGTTTCCCATAAATTTTCAGTTATATCTGTTAGCTTATTAACAGAATTATCAAATTCTTCTTTAGATGCAGCTTTTTGATATGTAACCCCAACCTTTACGCCATTTGCGTATAAGCCAATAGTATCTTTATCATCAGGTGTATATTCACCTTTTGTATAAATACTAAATCTTAATTTTGTGTATCCAGACGTTACTGGTATTTTTAGTCCGTAACCTTCATTAATTATTTCTCCAGATACATTTATAGGAGCTGAGTCTTCAACTGTTTTATATAAAAGCACATAAAATCTACCTGATGGTAGATTAGATGATTTATCTGTACCTATTAATAAATAATTAAGCCCGGATATTTCTATAAACTCTGTTCTTAAATATTGATTATCTTCTATCTCTGTTCCTGTCTTATTCAAATTACCATATTCTAACAAAAATGATAAAGGGTTATTTGTTTCTGATAAAGAATATGGTAGATATTGTTTTGTATTTTCTATATCAATACTCAGATTACTCTCTAACTCGGTAAGTTGTTTTTGCTTTGGTATCTTTTCCCAATTACTATCTTTTACCCATTCAGTATCTGTAAAAGATGTCCCAACATACTGCTCATTAACCCAGTCGCTATCCGTAGGCTTATATGAAATCTGCATACCAGCCTTACGTTCCTTTACCGGCACCTTCTTTCTCGTAGTAGCCGCGTCAGTTTTCCATTCCAAAATTTTATTTCCACCTTCTGAACCTACATTCTTCCAGTTTGCATCAGTCGTCCATCCAGATACGTCAGAACCGATAAACTGTTCTGTAACGCTGGTGGTCACATCGGTTTTATAAGTAATGATCAGTCCGATCTTTCTTATATCGAAAGGTACAGCTGCACGCGCCGTAGCGGAAGTATAGAATCCGCCGCCTAACGGCACATGTTTATCTACATTATATAGTCCAACATTGTTTGCTAGCTCAATAAGTTTATCATCCCGTTTCTTAAACTCTTCATCGACAGCTATTTTATCATAAAAATCCTGCTCAAGTTTGCTAATCCCTTCCAGCATTGCAGTACCTACACGGTTTGCCGTGTTCTGTTTGTTTGTCTTTTCATCACGGATCTGTATAGCCAGTTGCTTTAATTCATCGAATGTTTTTGTTGCCATAATATTTTGTTTTTTACGAAGTAAACTTACCGAGTTATTCTACAAAAAGACATAAGTTATTTGCGCCGTTTCCGGGTACCGTACAGGCGTGACCGGAGTGTAGTGCTGCGCCTGTGATTCGCTTCCTCGATTTTGTCCACAAGCAAACCACAGAACTCTTCGCCATACATGTATGCCATCTGCTCCTTCAGTACCATGATGGAAGCGAAATAGGGACGGGAGAACCATTCTCGTGGTTTACGAGGATCCCCGGACGTATAGTATCCACCGGGCTTAGGGCCAACTTTTCGGGGAACATTCAGCCCGTGTTCTTCACGATAAACAGGGTCCAAGATCTCCAAATTACCACCATTATCCTTCTTGTATCCGTTACCTACACCCATATCCTGGTACATGCCATACTCCAGAAACTTGTGCTGGATGGTAGACATCGAATCTGTGGACGATATGACGTTGTCACGGATCTGCTGGTGAAGCGAATAGGTATTAATAACATGCAGTCTCTCTATTTTCTCTTGCCAGATTTTTACCATCATATCCGCCCAGGCTTCCTGATATTTCTTGCGATCTTCGTCAGTAGCTGCCGGACGGTTCGTATTTGTCTTAGCCATCCCACTCATCCTCCTTATAACATAAATCCGTCGGTTCAGTCAGCTCGGCCATAAAATACAGGCCGGTACAACCGGATATGAAATACTCACCCAGTTCACGGGTATAAATACGGGATACATTCAGGAACGACAAATCAAGGTCTTCGTAGATGTATTTGTCACGGATCATCCGGGAATGGAACTGCCGGAAGAGCTGCCGGCAAATATCCAGCTTTGCCGCACGATCAGTCATATCACCAAAACGGTAACGTATCAGAAGAAATACCGTGAAGGTACGTTTCTTGAACCAGCCACCCCCAATTTGCTCCGTGGCTGCGTCGTTAGTATCATCGATGCAAACAAAAGCGGACTGCTTCCGGAAGTTGTCGAGTACATCCTGAAGCGAATTGATGCCGCTACAGGAACATGGAAAGAATGAGTTGGCTTTGGCCAGTTTATTTCTTTCTGTCAGCTCCCTGAAATAGACATATCCGTCAAAGAATTTACTTGTGTCCATATTTTTTTGATTTGAGTTCTTGAATATCGTATGCTTTTGCATCCAATTCGGTCAGTGCCCGCCAGCAATCCATCTGCAGGACTTCCCTTTCCTTCGTCACGTCTCCACCGGTCAGTGCCCGGATCTGAGCGTTCATTGCACCCATCAGGTCGGGCAGTTCCGGCTGATCAGCGTCGTCCTGCCGGTGGAACGGCTGGAAGAAATGAGGAAAAAGGGAAGCAAAATATAGTTTGACACTCCCCCACCAGAGGAATACGGAAACCAGTTCATATTCTTTAATCCGGGATAGAGCTGCTTTCAGCGAACCTCTGATACCCGGCTTCTTCTTATAGAGGAAACCATACAAAGCTTTGAGCCGGGAAACGTCCTGCGAATACAGATAGCCCTGGTAATGGTTCTCACAGCAGAGATAATCTTCAAAACTCAGGCCATGCAACATCGCATCAATGGCATACCGGCCGCCTATACTGTCCAGCCGCACAGGATAGGCATTCGGCTCGGACAGGAAATCAATCTGCCGGAGAAAGCTGCAGACCTGCCAGTCCTGCAGAACAAATCTCAGTTTTTTGTACCAGTTCAACCGGAACGTGCACAGCCATCCCACTTTTACCCGCTTGCGAATACGGATCCCGGTAAAGCGCATAAAGACGAAAGTCTTTGCCTTGACCGGAGAAAACAGGGTGATGACCAGGAACACATACCGAAGCTGTTCCTGATTGAGCTGTTGCCAGGAAGAAGGGAAGCGAAAATCAAGGATCCTACCCCCAAAAGTATATGGAATCTTCTTTTTCATTCTGGTAAGTCTGGAAATGTTTGACTTTATAGGCTTCGGAATCCTTGTAGCTGGTGAATACCTCCACCTTGGATTCCGCATAATTCTCAATGCGCTCCAGCATACTTTTTGCAGCTGCCCAGTTTTTCATAATGCAGAAACCGATAAACTTGCACATGTAGTCGGCCATAGCGGTTTCCTCCTTGGTAAAAGCATTGTGCCGGGTCTGCTCAAGCATATGGTCAAAGAACTCGGCCGACACATGCTGCCGGAGCTTTTCTTCGGCCTGGTACATTCGCGAGCGACATTCGTTCAGGCTGGAACGATGTACATCTGAAGAAGGGAATTCAACATACATCTGCAGCTGCCGGGCGGTATAAATCAAGTTCGGAATATTGATACGAGCCTGTGCCGTCTCTGCCCAGTCAGTGCCGACCAGCAGCTCCAGACAACGGTCATAAGTATCTTCGTAAGCGTTTGTGACTTGCTGTAGCAGGTTCTTGACTCTGTCAGCAGAAGCCGGAGCCAGATTCTGGTTAGACACCACGCCGAAACCGGTGGGTGTCAGTACCAGGTCAAGCTCCGGGATATGCTCCTGGTAGGTACGCAGACAAACCAGCTTTGTAACCGCCTGTTCGAGACCGGGGACAGACTCCAGTTTGTCGGCCATGTCGCCCAGCAGCACCCGGTTAATGCTTTGCAGGGTGTCGTCGAAGTGAGGGGCGATCATGTCATACACCTCTGCCGTGGAATTGGTGGCAGAGGAACATATCTTTTCGAAAATTTCTTGTGAAAATGTCATAGCCATAAGAGTTCTGTTTTAAAATTTGCTTTCAAGGTCTGAAGCAGTCTGCTGCTTCGCGTCGGTATTCTGATCCAGTGTTGTGAGCAATACCATGGGAACATCGGGATATACTTTCTCACTCCAGCCATTGTACTCAATGACGATGTTATGAGGAAGGTTCATCAGGTCATGGAAAGGGATCTCCAGTGCCTGCTTGAGTGTGAACAGCTCCCGCTTGTCAGATCCAGAGTTATTGCTTTGGCTTTTGCCGGGCGTAGCACCTACCAGATTAGGATGGATGTTGTCACCGTAACAGGTGATGTTACTGGCTTCCTGAATGTCTTCGCTCCAGTCGCCACCTTCCTTGCCGGTCTCCACCACATTAATCCGCACCATCCGGACTTCACGGCCATTCGGATCAATATAGTAACCGGTAATCCAAACCTTGCCGCTGTTTTCAATCCCGGAAACAAAGTTCTTGATGTTCTCCTTTTCTTTTTTGATTCGCTCCATCTTCTTCAGTGGATCGGTGATATGATCTTCTGCACAGATGTTGTTCCAGTAGTCCTTATGTACTTCGACCTGGTATTTCACGCTGGCATGGTTACGGAGTTTTGCCTTCTTGCCCTTCCCGATCAGTCGCTTGATATCATACCAGTCACCCCGAAAAATACTGGTGTAATAAGGTATCGGATAATACTGGAACCCGGGTGTCGGGAAACGCACAAGAATAGCAAACTTACGTTCGCTGGTACGGACTCTTGTAATGCCATCACGTCCCGGTTCATGGCCCATCAGCACCATCAGATCACCCAGCGGATCACGGGGATCAAGCAAGCGAATGACTTCGTAATCTTCCGGACGGAGTGAAGCGTTATCGCGAAAGTTGGCATAAATCACATGATTGATTTTGCCGTTTTTCGCTTTCTCAAACCGACAGTAACAGGCTTCTTTGTGAATCAGCCTATTAATCTTTTTGCCGTCTTTCGACAAGATGATAACTGAAACACAGAAAAAGAAATACTTCATATCCGTGGCCTGCTCAAGCTGAAACAGTGGCAGACTGTTCCGGACCAGCCAGCGTTTGATTTCGGGATGGGTTGTCGGCTGCTTCGTGTCTACGTCCATATACTTCAGTCCGGCACCATAGCAAGTGATAACATTGAACAGTTTGTTCTGGCTCATCACTTCATCGATGCCAATCATTTTAATAATTTCAAACGGAAGCTGGTTGTTTTCGCCAAAGTTGACATACGACATACCTTGCCGATTCGGCACAGGTGTTGTTCTGATGTTCGCGTCTTCGTCAAATACCAGGCTGCTGTCTGTCACGGAAGCCATTTCTGTGGCCACATTGGAAACCTCGATGTCGAATATCTCACCAGGCACGAAGTTTGCGTCGTATTGTGGAATTGTCTTGTCCATATCAGAGATAAATTGTCATGTTGTTAATTTCAAAAAGAGAGATATCGCGAAAAGTACGGATTAAGCCGGATGCCGGAAGGCGAACACGGTGAATGCCTTTCCTCCAGTGCGAACCGACACACACCGCGCCGCGGTATACCAGGATATCGCCGGTACTGAGTTTCCACAGCTTCAAGTTGCAGGGCTGTCCGGACTCAAGCAACCGCATAGCATCTTTGATATGTATTACGTTCATAGGCATCAGTTATATGTGTCATCAAATGAGTCATCGAAAATATCCGGAAGCAGACGGAGCCGCTGCTGGTTCCGGGACGAGAGGATGTAAGAAACCGTGAAAGCAAACAGGCCATCGTCAGCATCGCTCCGGCTGGTATTGCTCTCTGTAATGGTTATCGGAATATCACCGGAATCATCCATCAGCCAGACTTCCATGGACCGAGCCACATCATCAGCCAGTGAGAACATGGACTCAGGAATATAACCCGTGCTGAGTGTATGCTTGCGCTGTTCATCGACATGATAGGTTCTGTACTGACCGGCAAAGTAAGCCGCACTACGGGTCAGTTCCGGTTCCTGAGTATCACCGCCCACAAAATAGAATGTCTCGACAGATCCGAAAGAGTTCCGGAACTTCAGACCGACAGATACCGGTCCGCCCTGATCTACACGGAAAGTCTGTTTCCGTACACCGGCCAGAATGGTGTACCGCAACAGCCGGTAACCGGACTGGGTAAAACGTGAAGGAGAAACATCAACAGAACGAATCCCATAGTCAGCCACACTACCCAGAGAACGGGTGGACTTGAGCAGCTTATCCTGATCATTGACAAAGACACACTCCGCTGTCACCGGAATAGTCGTACCGCCTGAAGACAGTTTTCCGGTCGTCAGGTACAGCGTTTCCGTGCGGCCAAAGGAAGTTATCTTGTCACAGCCGGCCAAGGTAGTCAGAAAATAGTTGGTCACGAAATCCTCTGCACTGCAGGGGATGATGGGACGGCATAACAGCACCGTGAATGTCTTGCTGACGGTCGTTTCTCCGGATGCTGAAACCTCGTAGCTGAACTGTGTTATCGGTGAAGCGAGAAGGTACGATTCCATGAGGGAGAACAGGTCAAGTATGCGAATCTGGTTGCCGGAGTCCGGCGTGTAACTCTCCTGAAGGATGACGGTATTCGATTGCTTCAGCACAAAGGTAACCTGCTTGTCTGCATTGATCGTAAAGTTGTCCAGCTGTGAAGACAGTACGAAGTCGGGTATATCTTGTGAAATGGTGAGCATGATTCTTTGTTTTGCTCAAAGATACCCAGCTCCGGAAAGGGGTAAAAAGACAAAAGGCGCAGCACCCTAATGGTACTACGCCTTCATATATCCGATTAAAGTCTGCAAGCTATCTGCGCAGCATCATCCAAGCCGGTCGCCCATCAGGAGCAATGGCAAGTGAATACCCCAGCTCTACCATGGCTGCCGCAATCTGGTTGATACTGATATCTGCCATGTCCGCCAGTTCGTCCTGGATCTGCAGGGATGTCTTGTAAATGACATTCTCCCCTCCTTATCCACAGGCAGATATTCCTGGAAGTAACGGATAAGAATATATTTGTCGAATTTGATTTTATCAGTTGCCATGTTCTGTCTCCTTTCTGTCACTCAAAGCAATTCCCATAATCTTATACAATCTCTCAAAATCTTCGCGTGGACACATTATTGAGTCACGTCCATTCATGAATATCTGGTACTCTTCAATGAACAGACCTTTTTCATTATAATAGGCCGTCTTCTGTACCTTGAAGCTGGTTTTGTCATCATCCATTATAAACCTCCTTTCTTGCAAAGTAAGATAGAACCAGCGAACCAGCACAGGCAGGCGACAGCGGCCAGCCAATGGGTAAAAACGGAGCATGCGAAAATACTGAAGGAAGTCAGTGCCTGAGATATCAGCATAGCCTGACGGTTGGATACTTTCTCTTCCATGATGTAGGAAAAGAGACTGTTTTCACGATTAAGCCATAATGATATACGGCTTTCTTTTGCCTGAATAACAGGCAATGCAATTTGATTTTTCATTTTGGTAGACAATTAAAATGAAACAATATGTTGGTTAAAATACGGGAAAGGAAACAAAAAAGGTTCCGCTTTCCCGTTGTCTACCACCTGAAACAGGCTGTGGGCGCATTAACGCTCCACACGGGGGTCGGAACCCTATAG